ATTCTGACAGACGTGATGCCGGCTGGAATCGTGAAAGTGCCAGAGGAAGTGAAAACCTGCTCACCTCTTGGGCCTGTGTACAAGCCTGTTACAGCTTGTGACACCCAAGCAGAGCCGTTTGATGTCAAAACATTCCCAGATGTTCCCGGTGACGTGACGCCAGTGCCGCCGTTTGCCACTGGCAAAGTGCCGGAAACGCCTGCGGTCAAAGATACTTGCCCGCTCGTGTTGACGTTATTTCCAAGCAATCCAAGGTTGAGTGCTGCTGTCATTTAAGCCGCTCCTGTGCGTTGATATGTGGTTTGTTGAAGCATGGTTGTGTTGTTGTCAGGCGTGTATGACAAAGTGTACAAGCCTGTTGAGGTTGAATAATCTGTTCCTTGGTCAAGCAAAGTGCCATTCAAATACAACTCAAAAGCATTGCTGTCGTAGTTGAAAACATAGTTTGTTGTCCCGGAAACCGTGTTGGCTGTCACTGTCTGCGAACCGCCCGCTGGCGTTGTCAAGATATTTTCTGCGAATTGGATTGTCGTGACAAGCCCGGTGACGTTTTGAATGAATGAAAGCGTATCTGTCAGGTCATAGTCAAACTCATTGACGCCCAAGCCATTGATGAACAGTTTTTCATAGCCAGAACGGAACGCCCATTGTGTTGGCAAATAGTTGGATGAATTGGAAAGCGCGGTTGTCCACCGGCTCATTGGCCTGTAAGCGGACGCCGCCGCTCTGTACTGAAACACATTGTTTCCAGCCGAAACGCCGCTGATGGTTGTTGTGAACGTGATAGTGCGTGTCGTGTAATTGACAGAGGAAACCGTGTATTGAGTTGGTGTACCGCTGTTGGAAAACGTGATTTTGTCGCCAGCGTAGATTTTTTGATTTGGAAGTGTCGCGCTGTTGTACACGATGGAACTTGCGCCAACAGTTTGAACGGTCATGCCCGTGTTGACGTATGTGTTCCCATTGGCAACCGCGCTCATGCTGATGATGCTCACGATTGTTCCGGTTGTGCAGGATGTTCCAAGCGTGACCGTTGTTGATGTGTCGGTGTATTCGGATTCGTCCAACAGGCATCCGTTGCGGAACACCATACATTGCCCAACAATGTAATCCGCACTTCGCGCTGTTGGCGTGAATACGGTTTGACCGCTTGTTGCCACAGCTTCATACAGCGTGTAGTTGAAGTCGTCAGGCGATACAAACCCCAACACGCGCCCGTATTTGTCGATGGTCAACTGAGCCACTGAACTGGTTTTTTGTGACACGCCATCGCCAAAATCCAAAAGCGTTGCAAGTTGAGCAACAATCCGCCCGTCATTGCTGTTTGTGATGGCAATCTCTCCAGCGCCAATGCTGGTTGTGCCTGTTGAAATCAACTGGCCCGTGCGCAAATCAAGGTCAATGACGTTGTTGCCGTCTGGCAATGCAGACCAAATCGTTGGGTCATACAAAGCAGAAGTGGTCGGAACAAATGCCGCTGTGCCAGCAGAATATGCCGCAAAGTCCGTGGCAAAACTGAACTTGCGGTTGTTCCGGTTGCAGTAAGCAAGATACACGCTTGTGCCGAATGTCGGTTGTGCCAAATACCATGTGTAGTCTGTCGGGTCACTTGAATACGATGGGGTTGTATCAGTATTCAACAGACCAAAATATGTCTTGCCACGCGGGTTGCTAGAAATGCCTGCGCCCGTGATGCTCGTTGCATACGCCACCACCAAATACCGCCCGCTGAATTGGAACGTGGTTGGCCTCCACTGCAAGACAGAACTTGCTGCGCTGAACTGGCTTGACCCAAGTGAGTTCACCATCCTCACAAAGAAATACCAGTTGCCTTGAGGGATGTTTTCCAGCGTTACAACGCCCATGCTTGAGCCGGGGGTGTACGGGTTGCCAGCCGCCATGACCGCTGTCGTACTTGCAAAAATGCGCTGAGAATCTGAAGGGTTGCTGTATGCCGAATACCACACCTCAGCATATTGGCTCACGCCCGTTGATGCCGCCGTCACAGACACGCCAAAAGACGGATTGGCCGCGTTGGGGTATTGATTGACGATTGAAGGCGCATACACCGTGCCAAACACAAGCGGTGAAGGGATGCCCGTGTTGGGGGCTGGCGTGAACTGAGTGATGCTCACATCGTCATACACAGCCGGGTTGAACTCCATCAACGTCAATGAGGCCGTGATTTGCCCATCATCTGTGAAGTTTTCAGTGACTTGAGAAATGCGGAACAATTTGTTTGTCCAGCCGTAATTTGCGCTGGTCAGTGTCACAACATCGCCAGCCTCAAGCTGCAAGCCAACATAGCTGATTGTGACCTTGACAATCAAATCTTCGCGCCCCGCCTTCAACAAGCGTTGAGCAATGTACTGCGCCCGCACGTCACTGTTGACCAAAGGCAATGTCACGGACTGCTTGTTGACGGGTTCATTTGGGTACAGCAGTGATGGTGCTGTCTGAGCAAGGCTGAACACAGCAGAGGCAAATGTGTCTTTTTCACTGCCGTTGGCAAATTTGGATTCAACGATGTTTGGCGTGCTGGACAAATCTATTGGCGTGATTTGGATGCCTGACACCATATTGCTGTCATTGATTGCCATTGCAACCGTGTATGTCGGCTGTTGAACAATGACGCCCCATTTCGCGGTCAACTCGTTGTATCGCAGCAAACAATCGCAGGATGCAGCCATGTTCTGCATATTGCTCATCACGGTGTTGGTCATGTCCAAAACGCCGTCAAACTTGAATCGCGTCATCCCGCCAACACCGCCAGAATATGTCGTGTACGGGAAAGTTTGAGCGCAATAAGTGTTTAACGCACTCAGGCTTGTCGAATCAATTTGTGATGCAGGGATGCCTGCGCCATACCTCGTTGATTGCAGAAAATCAGCAATACAGTCGCCGGGCGCTGTTCTTGGGTTGTTGATTTGGAACCGGGTTTGCTGAATACCGGTCAACCCCGCGTCCGCGTTGTACACCAGCTTGACAATGGCAAACGCGCAGTTGCTCATCAACTTGTTGGAATCCCAAGTGTAATCAAGCCCTGACGCTCCCATTACTGCTATGGCAGATTGCGTGGTGTTTGTCGGCTGATATGAACCGTTGCGGTACAGATAGATGAACAGATTGCCATTCACGTTGGTTTGTGATTCTCCTGTGGATTCATCCAACAGAGACACAACACGGGTCTGGTCTGTTCCATCGAACACGCAACGCTTCCCCGCCCAATACACATTGCCAAACGTGAAAACGTCACCGCTCCCTGTTTCGGTGTCTGTGACTTCGGAAAGCGCCAGACAGTAATACATTGTCTGGTTGTCATTGCTGATAATCAGGTCTGTAATGGTTCCGCCAACATACGCACTGCCGTACACCACAGGAAGTTTGTTGCTGCCAGCCGGTGGAATTTGTTGCCTGTTTCCGGGATTGCCGGTTTGGGTGTTTGTGTCTGGCGTTGATGCGCTTGCAATGATGCGTGATGCCACAAGGTTGATGGCAAACGCCACAGCCATACCAGTGGCAGTCAAAGCTCCAGTGGCTGTAACAAGGCCAAATACTTGTGACGCAATAATGGAACCCGGCATTTCAAATCACCCAAAATTCTTCAAGTTTTGAAAACCCGAACCTGCTGAACTTCAGGTCGGGACTGTTGACCATTTTGCTTATGAACGCATTGCAAATCCGTCCGGCCTCTTTGAGCGCAATGGCTTCATCCAAGTATGCCCTCAACAACCTATATCCGGCAGTGCCACCACGATGTTCTGGCTCAACCCAATATGCAAATTCGGTCAGGACATGATGCTTGGGTGACCAGATGCTTGGCATCACAGCCGCAATCATCATTCCAGCCGGTTTGCCTTCAATCTCGGCCAGCAGAACAACTCCACGGCCAGCAATCAATTCGTTGAGCATGTTCGTCACGTACTCAACATCATCGGCTTCGCGCAGGAAATACAGCGGTGTTTCGCTTCTGTATCGGCGCAACATATCAAGTATGGCCGGAATGTCAAAACGATTTGCCTTGCGAATCATTCCTTTTTCCCAAACTGATATGAGATTGTTTCAATGAAGCTGACGCGGTTCATGCTGGTGTCGCCGGTATTGAAAAACTGCCAACTGTCATCGTTTGTGTATCTGCCAGCAGTCGTGTTTTGCAACGTCAATTGCGTGCTGGATGCGCCAATTTGTACCGTGCCAACAAAACTTCGGGCCTCCTCCATCCAGTTTTCTTGAATGCTGAATGACGTGATGTACCCGCTGAAAAACTGATACAAGCCACCCGTGCCGCCTGTCGTGATAAGTGCCCCGTTGGTGTCGAAAAACCCGTGCCACATCTGAATGTAGGAACCCTTGACGGTGTTGCCCAACACAAATCCAAGAACAGATGTATCAATGCCTGTCAGCGTCACGGAAGTATCGTTGGAAGTGCTTTTGATGTCCCTTTGAACATCGCCCACGCGCATCAGAGTGCCAACAGCACTGAAGGCCGTGGAATCAACAGCAGCAACCGTAATGTCGGATGGCGCTGTACAAAAACGGTAAACCGCACTGCCGGTGTTGATGCGGACAAAATCCGCAATCCTGATGTTGTTTGTGCCGTCAACAGGCGTGATGATGTTCATAGCACGGCCTCAAACGCATTGAACTCGCCAGACCATTCAATGAACGAATCATTGGTCATTGGTCGTAATGTGTATGTGGGATATTCGCGCAAGATGACAGGGAACGTGACGCCTGTGTAAGTGCTGCCACCCATGCTGATGGTGGTTCCGTATTGACCTGCAACGCAAGCAACCGTAGATGTCAATGTTGCCATCAAGTTGCGATGCACTGGCACGTTTACAGTCGCCCCTGCGCCGCGCAAAACGTCTGCCGTGACAATGTAGGCGTAACGTCCAACCTGAACAAAATCGCCCACGCGGAACAAGTACGAACCAGAGGAAATGGCTGGCAGTGAGCCAAGCACCAACACTTTGTTGGCGGATGAAGTTTGCCACTGGCAGGCTGCAATCTGAGCACTGGTCATGGCGCCTTGATACTTGATGTAGTTCACCCACCCCGTTGCCCCGAAGTTCAGGTATTGTTCCAAAGCCTTGTCAGGGATTCGCAAAGCGTTGAGGATGCTGCGGCTTTGCGAATACAGCAAATAGTTCATTGGCCTCATCGTGAACTGAAACGGCACAACCGTCACGATTTCACTGGTCATGATTTTTTGGTTGCGGCTCACCGTTTGACCAACAAAGCGTTGGTCATTGATGGTGACGCTTTCAGCAATGCTGAGAATTGTGTTGAGGCTCATGTTATCGGCTCACTGGCATAGACCTTTGGGCTGATTGATTTGCCGCCCATACAGCCTGTTTGTTTTTGGCAAGGAACTGAATGCCGCTTTGGGTGTCAATCGCGCTCATGTTTGCGATGTATGGCCCGTTGTAAGTGACTTGCGAGCCGCCGCCCAAGGCATCACCGACCCGATTCGATGGAACGATTGCCCCGCCCTTTTGAGGCACGAACAATTCGGGACCATTCTCGCCCACAAGATACGGGATGCCCTGAGAGACCATGCCCCCCGATGCCTTGCCCGTGAGTCCCGGAATGTTGAAGCCCATGAAGCCTGCCGCCGCCTTGACGAGTTGAAGCATTTGGAACTTCAAGACTATCGCCATGATGTCTTGAATGACGCTCTTGGCAAAGTCTTTGAAAGCGAACTTGCCCGTGCGGACGAAGTTGTCGATGGCAGAGTTCATGTTGCCCACGAAAGAGCCGAAAGCATCTTGAGCCAATTTGCCGTAGTTCTGAGCATCCTTGGTGTATTGCTCGAAGGCGTAATTCCACCCCGTCACAAAGTCCTCTTGACGAAGCCTCTCTTCCTCGATGCCCTGCTGACTAATACGAGAGACTTGCCGAGCAGTCGCTTCTTCATTGTTGAGGCGAGCCATGCCCTCAACATATTCAGGTGAATACTCATGCCCAGCCCATTGCGCCCGAAGTTCTCGACGCTTGGCTTCGATCTGAAGTAGTTTCTCTTCGAGTGCCAATTCCTCACGACGCTTCTCATACTGCGCCGTCGTCATGTGGACTCGTTCATTCTCAAGGCGACCTTGCTCTCCCTTGATTGCCGCCATCTCATTCTCAAGTTGAATCTCTCGCTGAAGTTGAGCAAGAGCCATGTCTCGGCGAGCGTTGATGAGTTTGTCTCTTTGCTCTCGATCCTGTTGAGCCTTTTTCATGGCGACGTTGTAGGTCTCCTGAATGAGACCCTTTTGAGCCTCGCTCAAGTTCTCTGCTTTGAGAGACTCTGCCTTGGCTTGCTTTGCCTTGGCAATGTCTTCTTCATACTTGAGGGCGCTCTCACTCAGAGCCAGTTCATCTTGGCTTCCCGTGAGATACCACATTTGATACTCGAAGCGACGCTTCTCAATGTCGAGCATCTCCTTTGCCAATTTGATTCGTGCCTGTCCCGCAGTAATAGTCCTTCGATCTCCAGTCTTGCCCGAGGTGGGAGTCCCGCCGCCCTCTTGAGTGACTTCGGGTTGAGCATCGCTTTCGGCATCGGCATCCTCAAAGGCTTTCATTGCCCCGAAATAAGCCGCCAAGCCTGCGCCTGCCATGGCAATACCCTTGACCCCGCCTGCGGCAGAGATCGCCATGCCAAGAGCCGCCGTCGATTTGAGGGCGGTATTCAATGCCTTGAAAGCGGCAACGAGTTTGAATACCCCGCTGATAACGGCGACCGATGTGATCGCAACGAAAGCCGACTTGATCTGATTGACCGACGGGACGAAGTCGCCGCCAGTGAAGACTTTGAAGAACTCGGCAAATGCGAGTTTCAGGTTGAGCATGGTTCGATCAAGACGATCGCCAAGTTCTGCCCATGCCTTGAGAGCCTCTTCCTGACGACGGAACTCTGCCGTCGATTTGCCAAGAGCCTCGGCGATCTTTTCGACAGACTTGCCCATGCCTGCCTTGCCGAGCATCTCTTTGACGGCTTTGATGCGGTCGTAGGTATTCCCGATGGACGACAGACCCTCGTAGATTCTGCCGATCATCTTGTCGGGATTGGTATTCCTCAGTTCCTCAAAGGTGATGCCCAAGTCCTCGAACGCAGCGATGGCGGCTTCATTGCCTTGTTGAGCCTCGGCGATCTTTGAGAACATCGTCGAGAGAATCTTGTTGGCGTCCTCTGCTTTGCCGCCTGCCTGAACAATGGCGTTCTGAAATTGCAGAACCTTCGCCATGCTGACATCGTAGGTCTTCGACAGGTCTTCGATCTGCCCCGCCATATCCATGACGGACTTTGCCATTGCCGCAAAGCCTGCCACGCTGAGACCCGCCGCCCCACCCAAGGCGTGAAAAGTATTCTTCAGTCCTTGAAGGTTGACGCCGAGGTCATTGAAAGCCGTCTGCAAGTCTTTGGCTTGCTTCTTCGCCTGAGCAGTCGCCTTGTCCCACTCGACTGTGACAAGACCTAGTTTTACCGAGAGTGATCCAATGACTGCCATGACTATCCTTTACTCTTTCCGTATCTTCCCCACTGGAGTTCATACCATATCGCCTGACCAAGCCTTTGAATGATCAGGTCGTAGTTGCCTTCCAATGCGGGGCGAATGAATGGGCGAGCCGCCTGCTTGGCGTTGCCGAACTCTTGAGCCAATGCGACAGGTCGATGTAGTCCGTAGGTCTGAAAGTTGCCCCGCTTATTGAGGACAGTCCTCTCGACTGAATCCTCTCGCTTCGGGCTGACAGAGACACGAGCCATGAACATCTCGCCCTGATAGGACGCCGACTGCTTATCTCGACCGAGGGGGCGATGAACCTTCATGTAGACATGATCCTGCAATTGCCCCGTATCGACAGGGGCGTTCTCTCTGACTTGTCGCAAGACAGGCTCCATAGCCACGCCAAGAGATCGCTTCCAAATGCGATCAGTCTTGCCCTTGCCGATCTCTTCGGCGAGAGCGTCCATCGTTTTGAAGAGTTCGTCGAACCCTTCAACCTTGAAGTTTGCTTGACGAGAGGCTTCAAAACTCATGGCTTGAACCTCTCTTTTTTGTAGCCCTTAGCCTGCGTGACGTAGGCCAAGAGAGCGTCATTGACTTTCTCTTCGGGCGTTGGTTCGAGGTCGGGGTTCTCCCAGTATTCATTGATCCACGGGAACATCTGCTTCTGTTTGTAGGCAGGCGCACCCTCAGGTCTCATGTAATTGAAGACCCCTGTCGTCAGAGGAGCGAGCGTGTCGAACATCGCTCTGTTGCCTAGCATCCCGTCTGCATACATGACCTGAATCTCCGTGAATACTTCCTCGCTTATTTCATCTACCGACTTCTCCGTGTGTCCATTGAATATCAATGCGGCGGTGACTTGCCGTCGAAGACTTCGCCTTAGTTTTTTTTTGCCGTCTTGTAATCAGGAGAGATCGCCCCCTGAATCGCCAAGACGATCTCCTTGATAGCGAACTCAGGGAACTCGCTACTGATCTCGTCGAACGATTCGGTGACAGGCTCTCCCGTCTCTGAGACCAAGAGATGAAAATACTCTTCGATGCGAGTCTGCTCGATGGCTTGATACTGCGCCACTTGGCGAAGCGATGTGCCGTCTACGATCAGATCGTCCTCAAGAATACGAATCGTCTGCTTGCCCTCGTTCAGAGCGTTGATGAAGTCCTCGCCGCCATCTTCCAAAGTCTTACGCATCGGTCCTGCAATCTGTTCGTAGATCGCATCGATCTTGGTCTGCTCGGGTGACATGATTCGGGCATTCAAGTCCTCCATCTCTTTCTTGAGGGGGACTCTGACCTTGAGGGGGAACTTGACTTCACCAAGATCGACCGAGATCGTCCTGATTTGAATCTGCTCCTTGACCTGCTCAAGGTTCTTGCCGAGTTTCTTTGCGAGTGTCATTCGTTGCTCCCTTTCAAAAGTTTCAGATAGATGGTGTTGTTCAGCCTGATCACATAGTCGATCACTTCGTCAGGGGACATCTTGTCCGCATGAATCTTGGCGATCTCGTATGCAAGGTGAATCCCTGCGATCCTCTGCTGAGGAAAGCCAAACCAATTCTTCTGCCCACTCATCGAGAGGGTCACTAGATAGGAGAGCAAGTCGCTCGAATTTTGTATTGTCGTCATCGTGTAAAAAAGCCCCTTGAGAGGGGCTTCCCTTTCCTTAACTGTTAGACCAGCCGTATGAGTTGCCGCCCACAGGATGCAAGGTGAAGATGTATTTACCTTCAGCACTTGGAGACATATCCCATTGGAGACCACCCACTCGGGCGTTGAAAGCGTAAGCCACCGTGTCGGTGCCATCGTATACGGCGATCACGAAAGTGCGGATCGTCGTGCCGTTGTAGCCGTCATCACGGATCAGGTTCATTGCCGTGTCAGCAGGATTCC